ATCACTATCTGAAAGATGCCGAATATCTCTGTCAAGTACCATGAATTGATGGTGATTTCCTGATTGCAATTTGCAACCGCAATCAAATTTTCAACCACATTCAATGTATCTCCGCTCTGCGTTCCGTTGGTCTTGTTCGGGTATCTTCCATTTGCTCCTGCAATTACCCCTCTGCAAGTTATGTCAAAATCACCATTTCCGATGTATTCTTTCACCGTTCCATCCCTGCCCTGTATTGGTGTGTAGATGATGTTTTTCGTTTGTCTAACCTCAAATAAAACGCAATCAAAATCTAAGTTGCCAAATCTTACTCTTGTGCCGGATGATGTCGTGTACTCGTCGGCAGCAATGGATAGGTTGCTCATGACAGGTGTACCCAAAAATGACTTTCTCTCAACTTTGTTGTCAGTACCCTTGTCGGGTGGCATGAATGCAGAACGGATGCCAGCGGTAATTTGCTGAATACCGAACGCCTCTCCTATCTGATAAATTCTTTCAGGTATCTGATTATTCCTGTCAGGTATGAAAATTCCATTTACTGCCATGTTTATTTTTTTTTAGTGTACTCCTGCCATGCGTTGCGAATCATTCAATGCTCCGGTGAGCATTTCAAGAACCTTGTTTGCAATTTGATTTTCACTTTGCTTCACGCCACTTTCAATGTATATGTTTTCGCTTGCTTGCATCTTGCTAACACTGATGTTTATCTGCGTATATTTCGGGGCTTCAGCTTTTGTCGCTCCTGCTGCTGCAAGTGCTGTCGATTCAACCATTCCCGTTTCAGGTTTTTCAGCCTTTCCTTTCTCGCTGAATAGCTTTATCTGCCCCTCAACATCACCTAATGCACCTTTTATTGTTGCCCTTTGTCTAAGATATTCCTTTTCGCTTATCTCGCCTTTTTTTAGGTCGTTGTATGCCTTGACCTGATACTTTAGTAATGTCGCTTTGCTTTCGTATGCTTTGGCAATGTTTTCAGTTGATGTGTTTGCCAACTCATACATCTTTTTTTGAAAATCCTCTGCCTCAATCAGCTTGTTATATCCAAGATGATAGCCTGTCAGCAACCCAACCGTTTCATGCAACGCTTTTTCAAAGAAATTAAACTGCTTCGCTCCATTTTTTGCAAAATTTTCATACATGCGATTTGCATCCGCAAAGTATCTTGATAATGCAGATACTGACTGCTCGAGGAGATTCGTTATTCCTGCAATAATGCCCGTTTGCCCTTTTCCGATGTTTACTTTTAGCTGCTCAAATGCATCACCCAACATTGAAATTCTTCCTCCAACGGTCTTGCTCTGCTCATCCATCATGTTGAAGAACATTCCGCCTTCGCTTGTCATGCTTTGGAACGCTTTCTCAATATCTGAAAATCCCACTTTCCCACTCTCAACCAATTTCATCACCTCGGTTTCGGCAACATTAAACTGCTTTGCAAGCTCTTTTGTTACAGCAATACCTCGAATAGTAAATTGATTAATATCCCTTGTGTATGCTCTGCCTTGCGTTTTTAATGTTCCGTATAGATAGGCAATGTCACCGAATGGAATTTTCAATGCCGATGCCACATCGCCCAGCATCCGAATGTTTTTCGTTACGCTGCCTGCCGAAAATCCATAAGCCATCAACTGCTTTGTCGCATCCTGAACCTCAACTAAACTGAATGGTGTTTTTTTTGCAAGTTCAACAAGCTGTGATTCTAATGCCTTTGCAGACTGAATATCACCATGCATTAATGTTCTTAATGATGCAGAAAAATACTCGTAATTTTTTAACGACTCAATGACAGCCTTTCCAAACGATGCAACACCTGCTATGCCAAGTCCAATGCCAAGTGCAGACATGGTACTTCCAATCATTCTGGAAGCATTTCTCATGTCCAATAAACTTTTATTGGTCTTTTTTACAGAATCATTTAGCTTGTCCGTTTGACCTGTCATCCTGCGGATGCCATCAGTCATCAAATCACGCAAGCTAATTGTATATCTTACATCGTTGTTGATTGCCATTTTTTAATCAAATTTATAGCCTTTTTGTTTCATCAACCATTTGCATTGAACCCATAACCTGCCAATCTCATCAGCATCTTTTTCCCTGATTTCAACATGAAAAAAATGTCGCACCCATGTTTCAATTCGCATGATGTACCCTTCGTCTGATGATATTGCTTTTTCGTGTTTTTCAACTGCTTCACCTATTTTTTTTTTACTTCCGGTATGGCATAAGATACAAGGTCTAAACAATGAATCAATGCACCCATGCGAAGTTCCTCATGCTCCTCTTTTTCACTCCAAAATCTTTCATCGCTTTCCTCTTTGATTGCACTTGCATTGAATAGATATGTTGCCGCTGCCATCTGTGATTGAGCAAATTGGTCGTATGCCATCATTTTCTCGTAAAACTGCGGATTTTTTAATGACAAAAAGGCTTCCTCTCCATTTGGAAGAAGAAACCTTTTTATCGTTACTTTTCGATTGTATTTTGCGGTTAACTCCGCTTCTTTTGATTCAATTTCTTGTGGTTTCATACCCACAAAGATAATTGATTTTTAAGCAGAAACAATCTCGCCAATCACAAGTTCTAATTCAACATCCACAGATGTATCTCCTTGCGATGCTGACATGTCAAAACCTTTAAACTCCACACTTTTCAGCGTGTCCTTTATCGGCGTAACGCCTGTTCCGGCAGCAATCACAGGAATGTCGAACGGTGCAAAATTGGCAATATCCTTGCTCGGTGCTGCAAGAATCAAACGCTGCAATTCTTCACGCTTGATTGTGATGCTTCCCTCGTAGGTCACATTGCCATATCCACGCGATACAGGTTGATTTCCTGCTCCGTAGATGTTCTCTTTTATTTGGTCTTTTTTGTATGCGATTTTTGTTATTCCAACAATAGGAACACCCCCAACAACAAAGTTGAGGTTGCTCCATGAATAACTAACGCCATTTATCAATGTTGCCATAATTTTTAAGCGATTGAAAGGGTGAATGTGTTCTTAATTGTGATGTAATCAGCAACGCCAACAGGAAGGATATTGACTGCAATCTCAACCTCATTTGTTTGCAAAATCAACTGCGATGGGTCAATCAATACCTGATACGCACTTATCTCGGATGCCCTTACCATGCTGTCAAGTTGCTGCTCAACTGCGCTGCGGAATGTTTCGATTGTTACATCGGTCATCGTTCCATTAGCATTCAAAAGCACAGGTGAAGATTGGTAAGGTATCATTCCAATTCTTTCTAACCTGCCAGCCTTTTGAATTACCCTGTTAAGGTACAAAAAGCGATAGTCAGAAGATTCAAGCGTGCATGTGTTCGGCTGCGTGTTGTATGTGCCAACGGTATCAACAATTTTGAAAAGAAATGAATATCCATAGGTCACCAACTGCTCGAGGATGCCAGCTGTGTAAGCTGCATCATAGGTTGTGCCATTGCTGAATGCGATGTTGTTCAATTCAAGCCCATCAGTCATGTTGTATGCACCAACCCATGACCATGAATCACTCACTTTGCTTTTTGCAAGCGTTCCCATCTTTGCACCCAAATCTGAAAGCGATTTGCCCAACGATTTGTACAGCCATGCACCTATACCTGTCGTTCCTCCATCTTGTCCGATGGTCACGCCAACCATTTCGGAATCTAATGCTGAAAGGTCAACAAGGTTCGCAAGGTCTGATGTAGCACTAATTTCAGGAGCGAATACTGCAACGATAGGTCTGTTAGCCGTGAATGCATCTTCACAACGAGCCTGAATAGCTGAAATCTGCGATGTGGCAAACGCTGTTTGCAAATCGTTCATGATACCTATCTGACGAATTTTGCCCTGTGCAAAGTTCACTAAAGTGGTAATTTCAGCGAATGTTCCGCCATAGGTTGATGATGGAATGTGGATGTAAAGTTCTCCATTCGGCATTGCCCTGAAAAACTCACTCACATGATAGTACAATGCAGCGATAGGTGAAATCGTTCCACCTGAAAAATTGGTGTTGGTCGTGGCTATTGCACCAACGATATTCGTGGCAAGCGTACCTGCAAAAATACCATTCAGCGCAGGTGCTGTTATTGTCACAGTTGATGTACTTGATGTTGCAGTATATCCTGTGATGTTCGTTCTTAGGTTTATTGCATTTCTGATGGCAGTTGCTACTTGTGTCGTGGTCGTGTCACCTGATACTTTGGTGTAGCTTCCCAAAGTAATAACCTGTCCTTTTACATTGGTATGCGTGATGGTGATGGTGTTGCCATTTGAACCAACTGATGTCACCTGTACTGTTGCAGTTAGTTTAACCGCTCCTACTGCATTGTATTCAGAGAAGTTGAAGTTGATGCCCAACGCAACTGCTTGCGCCAAAGAGTTTACTTTTTTCGTGCGGTTGTTAGCATCAAACCCTGATGGCAATGTACTCATGTAAGCGATTATTCCGCTAATATGGTCTTGCCCGGCAGGTGGTCTTTGCAAACCGCCTTGTCCATTTATGATTGTTACACTTGGTAAGTTCATGTTTTTTCTTTTTTAAAAAAAAAGGCTGCTTATTCGGCAGCCTCTTTCTTGGTTTTACCTTTTTTTGTGGAAGCTGTTTCTGCGTTTTCGCTTTCCTCGGGGCTTCCTGATAGCTTTAGAATTTCTTCCCTGCTCATCAGGTCGTAGCCGGGCTTTTTTAAGCCCAGCCATTCCCCTGTTTCCTTGTTTACATACAAGGATGTAATTTGACATCCCTGCACAAAACTTTTAAGATTTTCAAACATGGTTCAGCGTTTTTTTAATGATTAAGGCTGAATTGTTTTACTCACCATGTGATAGCGTGTTCCGTTGAATTTAAACTGAAACACAGCGGTCTTATTTGCTCCAATAGTATATCTATTGTTTGATGCATCATTAGTGAATAAAGTTGATGGAAATCTTACTGCACCGGCACCTGAACCTTTGCTAACATAGATGTAAAGATTATCACCGAGATACACATTCTTCAATGATGGTTTGAAGTTTACGCTATCTGTGATATTCACAGCAGAACGCACATTTACTTCCCATCCATCAGGAGAAAAGAAAATGGTATCATTTCCAGCGGCATCGGCAGCATAGGTGGTAAGTTTATAGGTCAAAACACGACCTGTGTTATCACGCACACCTGTGCCGAAACGAGGCGAAGTGGATTGTGCAAATACGCTTACTGAAAGAGCAAGCAAAATAATAAGTGAAAGGATATTTTTCATTTTTCGTTTTTTTAAGCGGTTTGTGTTGTGTAAATAACTACTTGGTCATAAAATCCGAAGTTCACATCAGCCTTGAAAAGTCCTTTGATGAAATACAATTCAGAATTGTTCTGCAATTTTTTCAGGTCAAGGGTATTGTCATCAACAGAGTTGATACCAATCCAAGTGTTTGAACGATTGTCAGGACGGGCAGTTGTAACAAAGAAAGTATTTTCAGGA